GTTGTTAGCAGGTGATGAAGAATCTTATAAGAATTTGTCACTAGTTGTAAATGATATGAAAAGATATATTGGTGAACAGAGAGTTATAATTTTAGAATACAAAAAATATTATGAAGATAAATAAAAAAAAACAATAATTTTGGGAAATAAAAATGTCAGAATCCGAAGCTGTAACTACAAATAGATTAGATAGAATTGAAGAAAAGATTGATAAGTTGTCTGAGGCTATGATTTCTATTGCCAGAGCAGAAGAAAAACTTGCTGGTATGGAACAAAAATACTCCTCGCAGTATGAAAGACTAAATCGTTTTTCCGAAAAACTAGACACCCTGACACTCAAAGTAGAAGAGAATTCACGAACCTCCTCAACATTTCAAAAGGTCTTTTGGGTTATTTTTGCCGCTGCAGTTTCTTCCATCGTTGCAAATTTATATATGATGAATTAAAAATCACTTGACATACCCCCAAGAATAGTGTAAGATACATAAATCTACACTATTTTTTTTTATTTTGGAATGATTGATGCTTTATATTGACCGAACCTTTATCCAAAGGCTTTCCCCACAACTAGAAGGTTTTACCAAAAAGAGAGACACCTTGTATAATTTTAGGTGTCCTATTTGTGGTGACTCTAAGAAGAAAACTTATAAGATGAGGGGATTTCTCTACGAAAAGAAAAATAACTTCAGATACATGTGTCACAATTGTGGCGCTAGTATGGGCCTTGGACAATTTATGAAAGAGGTAAATCCATCCTTATATGAAGAGTATGCGATTGAAAAGTGGAAAGACGGCCAGAGTGGTAAGACTAAAGGCAACTTTGAAAAAGATGTAGACTATAAGTTTGACTTTACTCCTACCTTTAAATCTAAGTGTTCTTTTGATTATGGTGAGAAAGTTTCTGATTTGCATCAATCACATCCAGCTAAAAAATACTGCGATCAGAGACATTTACCAAATCAGGAATTGTTATATTATACGGATGATTTCAAGTCTATTGTTGACAAAGTTAGTAAAGAAGGATATAATCTTCAGAAGTTTGATAAAAGAATTGTTATACCTTTCTTTAATGAAAAATGTGAATTGATCGCCTTACAGGGTAGAAGTCTCAATCCAAATTCTTCGATGAGATATATAACAATAAAAATTAAAGAAGCACCAAAAATTTATGGGTTGGAACGTGTTGACCCAGAAAAAACAGTCTATATAGTAGAGGGCCCATTAGACTCCCTATTTGTAGAAAATTCTCTTGCCATGGCGGGGAGTGATATAGACAAATCATACTTCAGTGACTTTTCTGATGTAGTCTTCATTCTCGACAACGAACCAAGAAACCAGCAGATTGTGGATAAACTTTCAAAGATTATCAACGATGGTTTCAAGGTTGTAATATGGCCAGAAAAAATTAAAGAAAAAGATATTAATGACATTATTCTGTCTGGAATAGACACTTTAGAATTAATGGACATTATAAGTAAAAATACCGTTGATGATCTTGAAGCAAAATTAAGATACTCACAGTGGAAAAAATGTTAGGACAAAGAGGTAAAAATGAAAATAAAAATCGATTATGAACGAGATGCCAACTTTTCCGAACAATCCCTAAAACTACTAAAAGACTATTACTGCACAGAAGAAGAAAAATCCCCACAAGATGCTTTTGCTAGAGCTGCAATTGCATATAGTTATGGTGACAAAAAACTTGCTCAGTCGATTTATGATGCAGTGTCTAAGGGATGGTTCATGTATTCTTCTCCAGTTTTATCAAACGCTCCAAAATATGGAGAGAAGGCTAAGGCGTTGCCCATTTCGTGTTTCTTGGCGTATGTGCCAGATACCCTAGAGGGACTCATTGAACACTCATCTGAATTGAGATGGTTGTCAGTTAAAGGTGGTGGTGTCGGGGGACACTGGTCACATGTTAGGTCAGTATCCAATAAGGCGCCAGGCCCTATTCCTTTTCTTAGGACTGTTGATGCGGATATGACTGCATATCGTCAGGGTCGCACTCGTAAGGGCTCTTATGCTGCTTATATTGATATCGATCACCCAGACATTATAGAGTTTCTTAATATTCGTGTGCCGACTGGTGATGTGAATAGAAAATGTTTTAATATTCATCATGCGGTAAATATTACAGATGATTTCATGAGAGCAGTGAAAAATAATGAAAATTGGGATCTTGTTGATCCTTCTGATAAATCAGTAAGAGACACAACACCAGCTCGTAAACTTTGGGAACAATTATTAGAAGTTAGATATAGAACAGGCGAGCCTTATTTAAACTTTATCGATACGGCAAATCGTGCATTGCCATCTCCCATGAAAGATAAAGGTTTAAAAATCCATGGTTCAAATCTTTGCAATGAAATCCATTTACCAACATCAGATGATAGAACGGCTGTGTGTTGTCTCTCTTCACTGAATCTAGAATTATATGATGAATGGAAAGATACATCTTTAGTAAAGGACTTGATTAAATTTTTAGATAATGTTCTTCAATATTTTATTGATAATGCACCAGATGAAATTAGTAGAGCAAAATATTCTGCAGAACAGGAAAGATCGCTTGGACTTGGTGCAATGGGATTCCATTCTTATTTGCATAAACATAGAGTTCCTTTTGAATCAGAAGATGCAAAAATTATAAATGAAGAGATGTTCAAAAGAATCAAAGAACAGGCTGTAGATTCTACTAAAGAGATTGCGATTGAAAAGGGCGAGTGTCCAGATATGAAGGGATATGGTGTGAGAAATTCACATCTTCTTGCTATTGCACCAAATGCGAATAGTTCTATTATTGCAGGAACATCACCTTCAATTGAACCATCTAAGGCAAATGCTTACACGCATAGAACCAGAGCTGGTTCCCATTTAATTAAAAATTCTTACTTGGAAGAAGAACTTGAAAAGGTTGGTATGAATACAGAAGAGATTTGGTCTTCTATTATTACAAACGGTGGTTCTGTTCAACATTTGAATTTAGACGATCACATTAAAAATGTATTTAAAACTGCTATCGAAATCGATCAACTAAAAGTAATTGAACTTGCTGGAGATAGACAAAAATATCTCTGTCAAGGACAATCATTAAATGTGTTCTTCCCTGCAGGAGCAACAAAGGCATACCTTCATAAAATTCATTATGAGGCATGGAAACAGGGATGTAAGGGACTTTATTATTTGAGAACCGAAACATCAAATCGTGCAGAAAATGTTGCACAAAAAATCGAGAGAGAAGCACTAAAAGATTTTGCTTCACAACAAACAACAGAAGACTCGCAAGATGAATGTCTTGCATGTCAAGGATAAAGAGGATAAAAATGGAAGTTCAGTTATATTCAAAATCGGGTTGCCCTTTTTGTGTAAAGGCAAAAAGTTGGTTTGATGACCATGGTATTAGTTTTTCAGAGATTGTTTTGGATGATGAAGAACAGCGTTTGCAATTTTATCAAAGATTGAATGGTGTAAAAGAAACAATCGCAAATACTGCGAAGCCTGTAAATTCTATGCCGCAAATTTTTGTGGATGGGAAACGTCTTGGTGGTTATGACGACCTAATGAACAACGCAGAAAAGATTATGAAAAAGTTATCTGGTGGATTGATGAAACCATCGATTACATACAAACCGTTTTTCTATCCTTGGGCGGTAGAGATTACTACCAGACACGAAAAGGCGCATTGGATTGAGGACGAAGTTGACCTTTCAGAAGATGTTACTGACTGGAAAACTGGTAGAGTTACAGAAGTCGAAAAAGATTATATTACAAATATCTTAAGACTTTTCACACAATCTGATGTTGAGGTTGGAAAAAATTACTTCGAACAATTTATTCCAAAGTTTAAAAATAATGAAGTTCGTAATATGTTAGGTTCCTTTGCAACAAGAGAAGGAATTCATCAACGTGCATATGCCTTACTCAATGATACTCTTGGACTTCCAGATAGTGAATACCATGCCTTTTTAGAATACGATGAAATGACAGATAAGGTTGAATTCATGACAGCTTCTGACCCATCTACAGTTAGAGGCCTAGGATTGTCTCTTGCAAAGGCAGTATTTAATGAAGGTGTTGCACTATTCGCCTCATTCGTAATGTTGTTGAACTTCCAGCGTTATGGCAAGATGAAGGGTATGGGTAAAGTTGTTGAGTGGAGTATTCGTGACGAATCCATGCATGTTGAGGGAGTTGCAAAACTTTTTAGAACATACTGCAATGAGCATTCCAGAATTGTCGATGATTCTTTCAAAAAAGAAATTTATGAAATGGCACGAATGTCAGTTGAACTTGAAGACAAATTTATTGACCTTGCATACAATCTTGGCGAAATAGATGGACTTAGTTCAAGTGATGTGAAAACTTATATTAGATATATAACAGACAGAAGACTTCTTCAGTTGGGCCTTAAAACCAATTTTAAAGTAAAAGAAAATCCTCTTCCTTGGTTGGAGTGGATTCTTAATGGTGCAGATCACACTAACTTCTTTGAGAACCGTGTGACTGAATATGAAGTAGCAGGGTTGAAAGGAACATGGGAAGAAGCCTACGCAGCATAAAGGAATGACAAATGCAAAAAATAGGCTGTAACTTATGCGCTGCAGAATTTACAATAGAAACCCATAATTCCGAACAAATTCGTTTTTGTCCAGTCTGTGGTGAACCTCTAGAAGATTATATAAATATAGAAGAGGATGACTATATGGATGAAGATGAATGGGAAGAATTCGAAGAATAGCAGGAATTGATTATAGTTTAACCTCTCCTTCTGTATGTGTATATGAGGGAGAGGTTGAAAATATAAAATTCGATGATTGTAAAATATATTTTTTATCAAACACGAAAAAATTTTCAGACTACAATTATAAAAATTTAGATGGACAAGAAAATCTGTCCAACTTTTCCACGCCTGAAGAAAGGTATGATTTTATATCTGATTGGGCAATGGATATTCTAATTTCTCATGAAGTTGAGGAAGTCTTTCTTGAGGATTATAGTTATGGTTCTACTGGAAAGGTTTTCCATATTGCAGAAAACTGTGGACTTCTAAAATACAAAATGTGGCAATCAGACATTAAATTTACTTTGGTTGCACCAACTCAAATAAAAAAATTTGCAACTGGTAAAGGAAATGCAAAAAAAGAATTGATGTATGAATCATTTTTCAATGAGACATCAAGAAACCTTATAGAAGAATTTTCACAAAAATCAGAAAAAATAGGAAACCCCATATCAGATGTGGTAGACTCTTATTTTATATGCAAATATTCTACTTCAATATAAATCGCTTATTTTAAAAAACCTATTGACTTTTGTTTGACGCTACTTTATATTAGTAGTTACTAAAACAATTGATGTAATTTATGGAAAGTGTATGAAACAAAATCTAATTTACAACCAAGATTGCGTTGAAGGAATGCTTTCAATGCCAGCAGGAAGTGTAGACATTGTTGTTACATCACCTCCGTATAACTTGAATATTAAATATGGAAAATACAAAGACGATTTGCCACGTGAGAGTTATTTGAAATGGTTACATGATGTATTTTCAGCAATAAATCATTGTCTCAAAGATGATGGACATTTCTTTTTAAATATGGGCTATTCGAATATTGATCCATGGGTAGGAATGGATGTAGCAAACGTTGCTAGAGAGTCGTTTGTTTTACAAAACAATATTAGTTGGGTTAAGAGTATTCATGTAAACGATAAGACAAGCGGACATTTTAAACCAATCAATAGTAATCGTTTTACTTGTCCTACTTGGGAACATTTATTTCATTTTACAAAAACAGGAAAAGTTGAAGTAGATAGACTAGCAGTTGGTGTTCCTTATGAATACTACGAAGGAAACATAAGAGGAAAAAATACAGCAGAAACAAAACCTAACCTACGAGATAAAGGTAATTGTTGGTTTGTGCCTTATGAAACAATAAGTAATAGGATAAAACACAGAGGAAAACATCCTGCAACATTTCCTATTGCACTTATTGAACAATGTATTAAGTTTAGTGGAGTCAAAAACGGTTTGTTAGTTGATCCATTTATAGGTTCTGGAACATCTGCTATTGCAGCTATAAGACAGAATATAGATTATATTGGATTTGATATTGATCAAGATTATATTGATTTTGCAAATATTAGAATACAAGATGCAAACAAAGAGAAAATGTTTGTAGAAGAATAGTAAAACCTATTGACATCTGTTTGACGCTACTATATATTAGTAGTTATTAAAACAAATGAGGGACACATGAATATTTTTGTTCTTAATAGAGACCCTATAGTTTCTGCAATCGAACAGTGCGACAAACATGTAGTAAAGATGCCTACGGAATCTGCTCAGATGTTGTCAACTGCACATCGTATACTGGATGGTTATGTCGAAAAACGGCCATCCAAGTCAGGTAAAAGAATGATTGACTATTGGGTACATCCAGATAGTAATTTGGAGAATGTGTTGTACAAGGCAGTGCATCACAAACACCCTTCTACTCTATGGACAATGCAGTCTAACAACAACTACAACTGGCATTATGTACACTTTTGTGCATTGTGCGATGAGTATGAGTTTAGATACGGAAGAAAACATGGTGCAGATTTGCGATTGAGAGAAATCCTTGCATTACCCCCCAAAAATATTCCTGTTGGTTACAAAACACAACAACCTCTTGCTATGAAGTCTAACCCAGAATGTATGATGCCTGATGTAGTAGAATCATATCGTGCATTCTATCAGACTAAACAAGACAGATTCAAGATGGTGTGGAGTAAAAGACCAATTCCCGAATGGTTTGTTTTAAAAACTGCTTGACATTAAACAAGTGTAATGGTATATTAAGAGTAATTAAAACAAAACAGGTTATAGAACTATGATTTTAGTAGATTTAAGTCAGGTTATTATTTCCAATCTTATGACACAAGTTGGAAAAAATACTGATGATATAGATGATGGGCTTATCCGTCATATGATTCTGAATTCTATCCTAAACATAAAGAAAAAGTTTTCGGGAGAGTATGGTAATATAGTTATTTGTTGCGATAACAAAAACTATTGGAGAAAGGATATTTTTCCATTTTACAAGTTTTCTAGAAAGAAAGAACGAGAAGACTCTGGTGTTGATTGGGGATTGATCTTCAATACAATGCATGAAGTCAAACGTGAATTGCGTGAACACTTTCCTTACAAGTGTATCGAAGAGGAACGTGCAGAGGCGGATGACATTATTGCGGTTATTGTAGAGAAATACGCTCCATGCGAAAAAATTCTAATCATATCTAGTGATAAGGATTTTAAACAACTGCAGAAATATCCAAATGTTTCTCAGTACAGTCCTATTCTCAAGAAGTTTCTTAAGGAGAGCGACCCAACAAAATATCTTCGTGAACATATTATTCGTGGAGACAAGTCGGATGGTATTCCAAACTTTCTTTCAGAAGATGAGGTTTTTGTAGAAAACCGCCGCCAACGACCTATCACTAAAAAGAATCTTAGTGGTTGGTTAGATATGAGTAGAGAACCAGAGGATTTTTGCGATGCAAACATGATTAAGTATTGGAAAAGAAACGAGGCGCTTGTAGATTTGTCTAAAGTTCCAGAAGAACTTAAGGCTAAAATTCTTAACAAGTTCACTAAAACCCCAAAAGGTAATATGAATAAAGTATTCAACTATTTTGTTGAAAACAGAATGATGTTACTTATGGAAGAAATTGAAAACTTTAAAGAAAAAGAGTATCAAACTTATAATAACATGGTGGAGCTATGAAAAAGTATTCAAAAGATTATAAGTCCATTTCAAAGGTGAACCCAATCGTTCATCACGACCATATCTATGGTTTTGAAGTAAAAGTGACAGAATTTAATAGTAAATGGTCACGAAATGGCAAACCAGTAGTCACTAAAAAGTTTTTTATTGACGAAAATAAAGCAACTGAGTATGCAGAAAGTATGCGTACTTGATTGTTTGGCCGCATGGTGGAATTGGTAGACACAAGGGACTTAAAATCCCTCGACTGTAATGGTCATGCCGGTTCGAGTCCGGCTGCGGCTACCAAACAATGGGTGGGCGGCGAAGATGGTGAGTCGCATCAGACTGTAAATCTGACACGAAAGTTGAGTTGGTTCGAATCCAGCCCCACCCACCAAAATTTATGAGGAATTCTAGGAAAATTTTTATTGAGGATTATAAATGACACTTCCAATTGAACGCACAAATGCAGTATTGCGTACAGAAAAGTTTTTAATGGAGTTGTGTGATCCTAAGAAATACCCTCGTATACCAAAATCGGTGCGTGAAGAAGCGCACCGATTGTTAAGACATTATCCTTCAAAATATAACATGAAATATATTGCAGATAGTTTTGAAGAGGTAGATTATTAATGTATGCAGTGATGGTATGTCTTGACGGCAAGGATGATTGGATTTATGTTACTAAACAAACAGAGCACTGTTGGGACTTACAACCTGAACTGTTTGAAGATGCACAAGAAGCAATGGAGTTTGCAAAAACGTTTCAACATCCTGATAGACCAGAAATGGTAATGGTGGTAGATTATTATGAAGATTAAAATAGGAAAATATCCTAAGCATTGGCCGTGGAGTAATTGGCTGTATGACAAGTTTGGATACAGCCCAGAACAAAAAGTAAAAGTACATATTGATCCGTGGGATACTTGGAGTATGGATCATACACTTGCTCCTATTATCTTGCCTATGCTCAAGCAACTAAAAGAAACCAAGCACGGTGCTCCGTATGTTGACCTAAAGGATGTGCCTAAAGAGCTACACGGCAAGAAACTTACCAAGAAGCAAAAAGAGAACGGTGAAGTAGACGACAAACACTTTGAACGTTGGGACTGGGTGCTAGACGAAATGATCTTTGCGTTTAACAGCAAGGTTGATGACGACTGGGAAGAACAGTTTGAAACAGGTAATAGTGATCTACAATGGGTTAAGCTCGATGATGGAAACAGTGAAATGGTAAAAGGCCCTAATCACACCAAAGAGTATGACTGGGAAGGACGTAAGAAATACCAAGAAAGAATTAGTAATGGGTTCCGACTCTTTGGCAAGTATTATGAAAACTTATGGGATTAAATTATGTATATACCTGACAACTGGGTGGTTATTAAAATGAAAGGTGATGATCCACACTATCGTGTTCTAGCAGGATGGAGTGGTGGATATCTTGACGGCGATAGTTGGCGTATGAATAGTGGTATCACAAGAGCAGAGAAAGGCAGCACCACTTGGAAGTTCTATGGCTCAAGTGGTAGTTGCTATGAATGTGGTATGCATAACTATACTCTTCGTATGAACAATGCTCATATCTGGACACAACTACAAGAACTTCATGGCGACAAAGTAGAGTTGATGCCTGAAGACACAGACTGGTTAAATGTGGATTGGATTATTAAATGAAAATAACAATTATAATGATTTTTTTGATGCTAGGTTCGTTTTTGGCAGGAATGGAACTTGCAGATGCACTAAACCCATATGAACAATGCAAACGCATGTACGAGTCTGCAGAAGATATCGGTGAGTGTGTATGGTTGAAAGAAAATTTATGAGTTGGGAACATGGGAGAGTTGGCAGAGCGGTTGAATGCACTGGTCTTGAAAACCAGCGAAGGTTAATAGCCTTTCGTGAGTTCGAATCTCACACTCTCCGCCAAATAAGAAAGGAATATTAATTTGTTTAGTAAGAAGTGTAAATTGCACTTAGAGGAAGTTGGAGAAACGCCACTGCAGCATTTTAAACATGCAATGTGGGTACTCTTGCAACTACAAAAGGCATCAATTGCAGTATTGATACATGCAATCGCACCAAGATTTTTTGTGTCATATGCAAGTGATAAATGTAAAACAATATTGGAAAGTAGAAAAAAATGAGTGAAGAAAAATTTAAAGTATACAAACCCCATAAAATGTTAGACTGGCTTGAAAACGAAGTCACGGATTGGGCCCACGGTTTGGTTACTGAACACTTTGGTGTTGAGTGTCCAAGTGAATTGAACAAAGAACAAATTGAAGAAGTAATTGAAGAGTATGAAGAACTTTCTGATTATGCTGGTGGTGATTGGTTGGCCATTGGTATGAGGAATGTTATTAGTACTTGGGAAAATGAAAATGATGAGTATCTTCTCTAATGAAAATCTTAAACTTTGAAATAAACAAGGGATTACACTGGACAACAGTTCTCACAGAGAAGATTATGTTGGCAGTGATTGGAATCTTAACTGTACTTGCTGCATCATTTGATGTAGTCGAGATGATTCAAAACATGAAGATTGAACTTGCAGACTTATTTCTTTTGTTTATCTATACAGAAATTATTGGTATGGTTGGTGCATTTTATGTAAGTAATAGAATTCCAGTCACCCTACCTATTATTATCGCAATGACTGCATTATGCAGACTGATTGTATTACATAGTAAGGAGGCAGACCCTTGGATATTAGTTGCAGAAGCTTCTGCAATTTTAGTCTTGGCAATCGCTGCATATGCAATGTCATTAAAGGATAAACTAAGTTTAGAGAAAAAATCTTTAAGAAATGAGTAAAAAGTGCTTGACATATATAGTATAATGTCGTATCATATATACGAATGATAACTTTTAGAGGAAAAAGATATGAACAAGTTTAAAATCTTCTCTGCAGTTGTTGCACTAGTTGCACTCTTTATTGCTCCGTCAGTAAATGCTCAGAGTGTTATTGGTACGGTTGTACAAGTCGACCCGATTTACGGTACACATGTAAACAGAGTACCGCAACAAGTTTGTAGTGAATATCAAGTTCCTGTCTATAATGGTGGAACCATTTATAATGGTGGTGGTATTGTAAATAATAACGCCGGTAATGTTCTTGGTGGTGCTATCATTGGTGGTATTATCGGACATCAGATTGGTAGAGGTGATGCCAGAAAACATAACCGTAATGTGGGTGCTGTAATTGGTGGAATTATAGGAAGTCAACAAATGCCAAACACTTATGGTAATGTATATCAGCCTGGTGGAGTCGTTTCAACTCAGATTCAAAACCGTTGTTTTACTACCTACACACATCAGCAAGAAACCTTTATTACTCACTACTTTGTAACGGTGGATGTGAATGGTACTCTGGTTCGCCAGAGAACTGGAACACGATATAATGTAGGTGATGCAATCGAAGTATATACTAATTATCGTCTTCGATAAAAAGAAAGTTTTGTAATGACACATGAGAGTAGTATTCTCAGAGGGAAAAGATATCTAGTAATTGACTCTTTTTTAGATGAGAGAATTGCAAATGATATGGAAGATCTTTGCCTAGATTATCAATTCCCTTGGTATTTTGGTTATACAGAACAAAAACGAAAAGACAATTTTTCCACAGTTGATAAAGGCGATCCGTTTGGACTTCACAATCACCCAATGGTAAATGATGGAGTTCAGGCGGTTCATCATATTGTCAAAGAAAGGAAAGTTGTTTCAGAAAATTTTTATAAAGAATATTTGTCCAAAATTCTTTTTAAAATGGATTCGCAGTTTGGTGTTGAAAGAGTTCCTGTTCAGAGAGCAAAATGCAACTTACAAACCCAATTGACAAATAATAAACCTACCTATTTTAATGTGCCTCATATTGATACCATGGATAGGCATATTTCATTCATCTATTATATCAATGATAATGATGGACATACCATATTTTTTACTGATGAAAGTAAAGATAAAAACTCTCCTTTAGAGATAGAACACAGAGTTGAGAGTAAAAAGAACAGAATCGTTTTCTTCGATGGTTCTATCCTTCATACAGGACAAAATCCAATAAATTCGCATTTGAGAGCGGTAATTAACGTCAATATTGACTGGATTTGATAAAAAAATTATAAAAAAAATTAAAAAAAATTGTAAGTGATTGATTTTAAAGGAAATCTTTTTTTCGAAAAAGCTTGACATTTGGGTTCAAAACCCTTATATTATATATGTAAGGTTGATTGATAGAGGATAAATTATGAACGAACAAATGGAAACCCTTCTAGAAAACATCAAGAAAGACTACTTTGAGTGGACTAGTCGTTGTGCTCGTAGGAAACTTGATACCGATGGTGAACTTACTGAGATCAACAAACGAATGATTGCTGATTTCAATGATAAACTTCACTATAAAGTTGGTAACAAATACATCAAAGTTATCACTGGTAATAGTGTTTGGGGATTTATTGTCAACACTGAAAATGATAAAAAATTCCGCAAGGGTGACATCTTGAAAGCTGCTGGTTGGGCTGCTCCTGCTCGGAACGCTGCCCGTGGTAACATCGTTGATGGTGGTTACACTATTCAATGGACTGGCCCCCTTTATCTTTAATAACGTCCAATAGGAGATATATTATGAACGTTTCTCAAATTTCTCAGATGATGACCGAAGCTCAGACCGCCGCTTATGAGGCAGCTTCGGAATTTGAAAACAAATACTTCCCAAACAACGGTTGGGGCATGTGTGGTTTTGCTTGGGTAAATATTTACGAATACCAAGGACAGAAACTCAAAGGTAACACTAAGATGGGCCGTGCGTTGAAGGCCGCTGGTGTCGAACAAAATTGGCAACGAGTTTTCTCAGTGTGGAATCCTTCAAAGTTTCCTACGCAAAATGTTGATACTCTAGAGGCGGGTGCTCGTGCTGCCGCAGAGGTTCTTCGAAAGTATGGTTTCGTTGCCTATGCTGGAAGTCGTTTGGATTGAGGAGAGTTTTTATGTGGAATCCAAAAAACGCATCATGGGGTTGTACAGAAGTTACCAAGGAACTTGCTGTGAAACTTACTGAACTAATTCCCCTGCAAGGTTCTGTTGAAAATCCTCGCAAAAATCGACACCTTGAAAAGTTTCGCAAGGCACAAAATGTTGTCTACGATGTTTTCAATAATGGTTTGTGCAATCGGGGTTCAGAAATTAACAGAGTTCTTGGAGTAAAGGCCCGTGACTTGAACCTTCCAAGGTTCGCTTATGGAAACTATTTCCAAGGTAATTGGGATCAAGTCGAAGAACTTGTGGAAGAAAAATTCACACCAATCGTAATGAACGCAGCAAAGGAACAAGGATTAGTATGATTTATTCGCTGTTAGAATCGTCAATGCGTTGTGCAATTGAACGAGAAGAAAATATTAATGAAGATGGTTCTATTAACTGGAACTTTGTCGATGCAGACGCATATTGGACATGTTCAGAATTCTTTAAGGACTCAGAAGAATTCTACGAAGCGTTTGATGAAATCGCAAAGATCATTGATTCGGAACGCACTTCGGTAGAAACTGCAGAACAATTGGAGTTTGTACTCCACTAGGAGAAAATATGTTAGCATATTGTGATTATATTGCAAATCGTATCAAAACATCTCTCACAGGAGATGGAGATTTTGAGGGGTTGATTGAGGAAGTCGGCCCTATTAAGTTTGACCTTGCTCCCGCTGGATGGATGCAGTCAACGAAGAAGACTATGTTGATGTGGGATAAGAATGGCAAACGCTATCGTGTAACGGTAGAAGAAGACGAATAATTTTGGTTAAAAAGGAGAGACTATTTTCTGGATGCGTCTGTGTAGAGGGCAGGCCACCTATAAGCACTATCTCTTATGAGATGTTAGTTTCAGTTGAACTAGAGCGGCAACGTCAATAAGGCCGTGCGGAGAGATTGGAGATACTAGGGGCGCATTCAGTAAATAGTCTTATAAAATTACTAAATAACTTCTATGAAAATTTTAAAAAAGAAAAGACTCAAAAAAATTAATAAGTTTATGAAGTGTGGTAGAATTGATAAAGTTATTAATAGGCATTTAAGTAGTGATTCTAAATCATTTCTCAATAAGAATCAAATCGTTAAACAGAAACACGTTACTGAGTTGAATTGGGACGGAGAATAATGGAAGTAGGTTTGTTAGGCTTACTTGCAGTATTCTTGTGTCCAATGGTATTTGGTGGTATCACCTTTTATTATTCTCATAAGACTACTGACTCAGTGACAAAAAATACTTGGAAATATTGGAGAAATAAATGGCAAAGACAATGAAAGTTAGTGGAAAGGTAAGAAAAACTGCAAAGATGAGTTCGCATGGTTCATATCGTGCAAAACGTAAACCAAACTCACCTTTAGTTCTTGCTAAGAAACGAATAGAGGCAGCATCTCAATTTGGTAAAGACCCTGCATTTAGAGAGGCCGTTTACGGTATACTTCCAGAAAGTTCTTGATATTTCAGATGGGCCTATAGCTTAGTGGTTAAAGCTTCCCGCTCATAACGGGCAGATCGTAGGTTCAAATCCTACTGGGCCCACCAAGTTTGTGAACGTGGTCGAATGGTCAGGCAACGGATTGCAAATCCGTATTATGCAGGTTCGAATCCTGTCGTTCACTCCAAAAAAAATCAATTTTTTTCATCAAAAGGCTTGACATTTGTGATGAAAAGGGTTATATTATACATGTAAGTTAGTTATGAAAGAGTGTGAATGATAGCAAAGAAAGAAAAAACAATATTAGTTGACTGTGATGGTGTTCTCCTTGATTGGGAGTACGCCTTTGACTGTTGGATGACTCGCCATGGTTATGAGGCCGTTTGTGAAGGTGAGTACAAAATGAACATTAAATACGGTTTGACTAAGAATGAAGCAAAGCGTCTTTGTCGAATGTTCAATGAAAGTGCTTGGATTCGAAAGTTGCCTCCTCTTCGGGACGCAATCAAATATGTGAAAAAACTTCATGAAGAACATGGATATATTTTCCATGCAATTACTAGTTTGAGTAACGACCAGTATGCACAACATCTACGGACTAAAAACCTTCGGGAATTGTTTGGAGATAGTGTCTTTGAACGGTATGTTTATTTGGATACTGGTGCAGACAAAGATGAGGCACTTCTAGAGTATGCTGGTACAGATTGTTTCTGGATCGAAGATAAACCTGAGAACGCAGATGTTGGACTTCGGGTTGGATTAGAAAGTATTCTG